ATTGTATAAGCATTTAGCTTGAGTCAGGAATTTAAAAAGCCTGATTTCAAGCTATTTTTGTTCTTAAGAGTTTTTAAGAGTTTTGAAATTGGCGAGCATTTGGCGAGCATAAAAAGACCTGCAGCTAATCAAAGTTGCAGGTCTTTTCGTTTCAAACAGTCTGTCGATTTGCTCAATTCAAACATAATTGATCTTTCGACAAGCTCATTATATCAATCATTTCGTTAATTAGCATTAATGTACGCCTTGAACAGCTCACAGACCGCCAGCGGGTCGCTAGTGATAACTTCACTCATGCGCTTAACCAGTCTGTCCATTGCTGGATCGTCTTCGTACTCTTCCTTTAACAAATTGAAAAAATCTCTCAGCAACTTGGCAAACTCAACCGCATCATCTTGCGACATCGTATCTTGGATTGTTGCAATGTCCTGCGCTTGTGCCAGCTTGTTGATAGTCTTCCAGTTAGCTCGCTCCAAGGTGTCTGGCTTGTAGCGGTAGTTCCGCAGCACGTACGCATTGATTTTCGTCAATTGTGACAATGCGACCATATTGGTGTTCTTGTCCGTGATGATTTTTGTTGCTCTATCCAGCTGACTTCCTCTGGCATCACGCCAGTTTTTCAGATGGTATGTTCTGCTTTTCGGAGTTTTTCCTTTAAGAAATTGCTGAAACTCTTCGTCGTCCATATCCTCATTGACGTTGCCGTTGTCATGGTCAGCCACGCGGATTTTTCTTGTTTGGTAATCACATAGATGAAACGCAAACTTGATGTCGTGTTCATGTTTCTTGCGGATATCGTGAAGCTTCTTAGCTTCTTTTGCAACGCTTGTTGGCACGCAATAATAGTAAATACTTGGTGAGTTGAGTTCACCACCATTTTGATACCAGTCGGAATGCGATGTCTTGCTCTTAATCACCGTCCATGGTTGGTCGTCTTTGGTGAAGTCAGTTGCGTCGACGATTTCAGCAAGCTTCTGTGCTTCAGCCAGATCTTTTTCGCGGTCGACTTCTATTTGTAGCTCTTTAGCGAGCTTTTGCTCTGCCAGTTCGATAACAATCTTTTTGGCATAGTCAGGCAAGCCTAGTAGCTTGCCGTATTCTGACTTGCTTAGTTTGCCGCTGTTGGTGAACTTGCTGAATTTGAATGTAAAGTCAGTGATGTCTTGCTTCCAAGCTGGCAGTTCTTTTGTGGAAAAAAGCATCCCAGTCTTTGGCATACTTCTGAGTTTCGTTATTTCGGCTAATCTCAACTTCGATGCTTCGCTTAATCATCTTGTGGTACCTCGTTTTTCTCTTCTATTTTCCTTACGCTTATATATTAACACAGGCAATATAATTTGTACATTATATTTATAACTTTCACATTATATTTTGGCAAAAAATAAAAAGAGCTGCATTGTGCAGCTCTCATGTAAGGAAAATAGTACCTTTAAGGTACTGCTAAAATTATAGCACACAAAAAAGCCGCCCTAGAGCAATTGCTCCAGAGCGGTTTTGAATTGTTCGTTAAATTTTTTAACCAGGTCGAATTCGACGGGTTTAGAGCACAATTACGCACTTATCTCCATCTACATATTTACCGACCTTCTCACTACCAACAAGTAGGTATTTGCCCGACCGTCCAAAGACTTTGTAGGTACCTCCTTTTGGCAAGTGAGTAATGCCTAACTGACCCGCCTTTGGCAGATTTTGTGTGTATGCGTCACTAACAGTGATCTTGCAGATACCTCTAGCCCATGAGTTAACAGCTAGTGGATTGATCTTCGTCAAACCGTCCGCCTGGCTGAACCATTGGCTGTCACCTGCACATACAGCACCGCCCTTGGCACGAAAGATTTTGAAGCTCTCGCCATATTTCTTAGTGCCAATCACTTTAGTTAGTGCTGCATCGCCATACAAGCTAGCGCCGTTTTGGCGATTAACCATAAACCGACCTAGTTCGCCAATTTTCACTTCAGGGTGCCACGCCATTTCTATGTCCGCCTCGCTTTCTCCTGTTTTCAAATCTAGTACTGCGATGTTGCCGTCTACCGACATCCCGCACCAGTTGTCTGTGAACTGCCAGATTGCCACACCGTCCATACTTGGAAAGCTGCCCATTGGTGCTTTATCAACCCGAACGCCGTTCTGATAGGGATAGCTGGCAACCCACAACGAATTTGGAAACGTCCACAGGATTGATGCACGATCAACATGAACTTTAAGGTCATACGCGCCAGCGTACAATAAAGGCTTGTACCCAGCTAGTTTGATTGACGCCATTGCTGACAGCAGTGCTTGAGTGTTGTTTCCTATTGAGTTAGTGACAACGTTGCCGTCACCAGTTTCCCAATCGACTGCCAGATATGAGCCTTTTGCCAGTTTCACTTGTCGTGCTGTGGCTACCGCTACTTGCGCTTGATAGTTGGCTGCAGTTGCATTGCTTGAAAAAGTGGCAAAGAAATAGCCAGCAATCATCATGCCATTAGCTTTAGCAGAAGCAATCTGGCTTGTGGCTTTTGGATTGCGGTAGTCCATGCCTTCCGACAGCTTAACAATTGCAAGCTTAGCACCAGCATTGGCATAGCTGGCCATGTTGGTTGGCTGAAAGCTTGAAACGTCTACACCATACGCATTAGCCATTTTCACCACCACTTAAATCATGCACTTCAAGATCATCAAGCACTGGCTCTACTTTAGGTTGTGCAGGTTTGGCAGAAGTAGCAGGCTCAACAGTCGCTGGTTCTGTCTTTTCTGCTTCTTTCTTGTATGCGTCCTGCACGGCGCCTTTAATGGTCTGCTCAGTGATAGCTTTGTCACCGATTTGTTCTTGCACGGCTTTAACGGCATCAGTGAACTTGTCAGTCCCAGCTTTGCCTTCAAATCGTGATTGATCTGCTACTGCCCACTTGGCGAGTTCGCCAACGTGTTGCAGCTTCTTTGCCATTTCAGGATCGTTTTTCTTAGTGTACTCGTAGTAGCTAGCCACCTTTTCGGCAATGAACAGCACTACCAGCGCAATCCACGGCAAAATTTCATTAAGCAGGTTTAACGTCTTCATCATTTGTCCCTCCTTGTTCGGCAACATCGCTACCTAACTCGCCAGTTTCGAAATAGTTCAGCCACTTAGCGACCTCACTTTGCACACTGGCTGGAATGTCTGAAATCTCGCACTTATGGTCACGCACCAGCGTGCAGTACAAAACGATCATGTCGCTTGGATAATTTTTAGCCATCTTTTTTCTCCTCCTGTTTTTTAGCTTTGAGTTTGATGATTTGTTTTTCTTGATCGAGCAGCTTTTCTTTCAACCGCTCAACTTCTTCTTCACTTTCTCGCAACTTTTTGCGGTAGTACTCGGCATCTTGGCGAGTGCTTGAGTGAACCCACTGGTACCACGTCAGCAATGCTGCCAAAATGCCTGCTAGATAAGGTAACGCTCTCTCGATAATGTGTTCCATATCATCGGCGCTCCTTTCTAGCTCTTTTTGCCTGTTCTCGCCATCACTAAAACAATCAGAAATAGACCAAAATCAGCGATTGCCGCAGTGTACATGTGCGGACCATGTCCAACAACTCCATGCACCAGCTCAGCCGTTGCATCGAAAACAAAGAAAGCACTAGCAGCCATGAGCAGGTTGCGATTAACTTCAGTGCTTCGCCTTTTTTGCAGCGCCCAATGAATGAGCCAAAAGCCAATAATCATCGCTGAGAAGCCAAGAACATCATCATTTAGCACATGCACCGCATAAGGCGGCCAGAAAAAGTAGGTGTCGTTGAGCATGAAGTTTAAGCCCGATAAAAAAATGACACTGCCGATGATCGCATGCCGAGGATGCTCCAAAACTCGATCTTTAGCTGTCACCAACCATCTAGTCGGTCTTTGCTTCATAATCCTCGCCTGTGATTTCTTTGTATCCGCTCGCATCAATGCACATGTTTCCTGCCGCTACATAGCTTGCCAGCGTTTGCTTATCGATCATACCGAAGTCGTACTCCATTTTGAAAGTTGATGTCATATCGAATAGCATTACTTGTCACCACCTTCTGCATTTGCGCTACCAGTCGTGCCAGTAGATTTCTCAGCCAGAGAGTTAACCGCCGCCATCAGCTTGGCTTGGTTGGCGGTACTCTGAACCAGCAGTTTGGTCATGTTGTCCATCTTACTATCTAAAGTCTTGCTGCTTTGAACAGTAGTTTCATGTGCCTCCTGCAGTGCCTTGACCTGCTCAGTGGTTTGCTTAGCGGCAGTTTCCAGTGCTGCAATCCGTTCACCTTGAGCGTCTGCGCTCGTTTCGTGCCAGCCGTGATTGTCTACACTCCAGTCAAATTTTGGATGGTTCATGCCAGTTGGCGCTTCTACCACGAACGGATACTGGTCGTGGTCTAGCTGGTATGGGATTGGGACTGGCTCACAGTCATGGTGACTGTCTGATTGGTACACGATTTGCATGTATACTCCGTTTGGTTGCAGCAGGGTTTTAAAAGCTTCTGCCTTCTCTTGCCATGTTTTTTCATCTGCCATAATTTTTCCTTTCTAGCCCCTTTTTGGAGCATGAAAAAAGCGCCCGACCTGGACGCTATGTTTGCTATAATTATTTTTGGTAGCTGACATAAGGCCTCCTTTGAAAGGAGGTGAGCCTCATGCAATGCCTATTTAAATTTGTCATTGCTCCGATCTTGGTCGGTATAGCCTTACAGCTATTTGACTGGTGGTTGAACAATCATGGCAATGACAGATAAAAGCTACCATTCAACCCACACATCCATAGTTGTTGCATGGATGTAAAAGAAAAGCACTGTCTCCGATCTAGACAGTGCTTTTTGTGTGCCTCATGATAGGCCTATTTAAATTTGTTGCACACTTAGTATAACACGATTTGCCGATTTAAGCACTAATGAAATTCTATATAACAATGGTCGTATTCAATCATATATCCATTGTAATTAACATATTGACCAGGCGCATATAGATGATCGGTCGCATCTATCCTGTACCAAGGACTAGTCCAAGTCTCTTGGCTATCATCAACAGTCATCACTATCCGAAATGCCTTACCAGACTTTGCAAACTTGTTTAAATCGAGTTCGCTGAAGTCTATGTCGCCACTACCGTTTAATTTGATGTGGTATTCATATTTCGGCGGATAGCCTAGCGACCATACAATTGAACCACCTCGCACTACATACTGCGCTGACTTGCCTTGGGAAAAGATTGCTGATGGCTCTCTGCCACTAATCAATAGCGTCATGCTGCCACCAGCTCTCTAGTCAGGCAGCGGTTAAGTAGTTAATTAGCTCCATTTACGAACTTAATGAAACTATCAAGTGTCTCCTGATCAATCCATTGATAAGCAGAGGCAGTGCCTCCGTACAAATAGCACCAATAGTAATTACCTCCAAATGTTGAATCGGTAATTTGCCCCATTATAGCGATGTAATTAGTATTTCTTTTCATGGGATTATTTATTCTAGGAACGCCCCCACTAGTAGAAATATCTCCAGATGAAATGATTGTATTTGGTCCATCACTGTTTCCATATACTTGACCAACAAGTGTTTTCTCAAAAGTAGTTTTGCTCAGCACGATGGCTGAAATATTATCTGCTAGCATGCAATCGCCACCTTTCTAAAAAGGCGGTTAAGTCTGTCGATAGCTGACTTAATTACCCCCCCCAGAACAGAGATAGCATATAGCTTAACACTGTTATATTTGCCACCTGAGGCGAGCTTACACCAGAACCAGACATCAGCATTAGGCAAATCATCAGTTGTCTTGGCAGTGCCTAAGGCCTCAATCATATCACCTAGGTTAGTATTATTAGAACTATTTCGATTAACGTCTGATTTAATTTGTACCCCAAATTCTTTGCCGTCAGCAATTACTTTTAGCCAATGATCTAGATCTCTCGGCACGAAAACTTGTGTATTCAGAACAATATATTTGATTAAATTCGTTAGCATTTCATCAACTCCTAACCGCTCGAAACAACGCACATAACTGTTGGATGTTCTTTCGCATATGCCTGCGCTTGTGCTAGCGTGCTGAAAGTCTTGGCAGTCAGCGCTGTTGACTTCAGTACATCAACTTCTGTCTGCAGACTGTTCACTTTTGTCTGCGCCGTGTCAGCAGCACTCTTAGCGGATGAAGCATCACTAGCGGCTTGCGTAGCAGTGGCACTAACAGTCTGCAGATCGGTCTTAGTCGCATAAGCGCTCAAGTCAGGCTGTGGCACTGTCAAATCTGCGTTGCCTTCACTGTCTGGCTCAATCTTTGCTCCACCATTCAAACTAATGGTTTTTAGTTTGCCAGCTTGCGCTAACTTGTCATCAATCTCTTGGTTAGTGTACCGACCAGTTGCTACATTGCCGCTTGTATCAGGTGCAATACCGTCCACGGTCTTTACTTTGCCGCCGTTATCGATGGCTTGTTGAATTTCAGTCTTGCTCATCGTATCGGCTTTGGCGTAGACATCAGCTGCGTTTGCTTTGGCATTCAGGCTATTAGTGACAGTTGTTTGGTAGTCGCTAAACTGTTGACCAGTCACGAACTTGCTGAAGTCGACGCTATCGAACTTCGCTTCAGCGTCTTTGATCGACTGTTTCAGCTGGTTCATTGTCGCTTGTGCGTTTGGCAAGTCGGTGCCGTTCAGCCGACTAAAGTTAGCGGTCAATTCGTCAGCCGTCTTTTCCAAGTCAGCCAAAGCACTGTCCATTGAAGCTTGCTTGTCTGTCCAAGTCTTTGTCAGCTGGGTAAGTTGTTCGTTGAACGTTTCATCTAGCTTCTTTGACTGGTCTGCCCACTTAGCGTTGATTTGCTCAATTGCGCTATCACGTTGCTTTACTACATCGTCCAGTGCAGCTTGCAGCTTCGTTTTGTAGTCAGCGTCAATCTTGTCACGCTGATCGCTGGCATCTTGATTAATTTTTTCTGCCTGCTGAGTAAATTGCTGAGTTAAATCCGTGTACTTCTGGTTGAACTTATTGACTTGTTCGTTGTACGTGGTGTTGTACTGCGTGGTCAGCTCGTCCAGTTTATCTGTCCGTTGCTTGATGTCATCATCGACGGCTTTTTCTTTATCCTGCAGCCACTTGCCAGTTTGCTGCTGCAATTTATCCAGCAAGTCCGTCAACTTGGCTTTAGCATCATTGTTTAAGTCATTGAAGTTGTTTAGCTCGTTGCGGCAGTTTTCAAGATATTCTTGGAACTGCTTTTCAAGCCGCTCAAACGCTGAAACATACGAGTTTGAAGCAATGTCATCGCCATAGTGAGCGCTGACTTCATAACCGAATTTAGTTGTTGACGCCAAAATATTGTTGTCATCGTCTTGAACATAGAAATATGCGCTGACGTTGCCAATCGCCTGCGTAATCTCATCGGGCAGGTCAAAGAACCACACACCGTCAATTAAGTGAAAGCGGTCTGGCTCTTGGCTAACCTCAACCACTTGACCATCAGCCTTGGTTGCGCTGAACGCTAATGTTTCAGGCTCCACGTCATACTCTGCCCAGGCATTAGATAGCCTAAATGGTTGCTGATAGCCTTTATCGCCCTCAGTCATGCGGAATGGCTTTGCCACGTACGTTGTCGTTTTCTGCAAGTCCAGTTGCATAACTGGCAAGGTTGGTTTCTGTGCCATTGATACTCTCCTTTCTGTAATCAAAAAAGCATCAAGATTTTTTCTTGGTGCTTTCTGTTTCTAATGTTTTGTAAAAATCTGGCAGGTTTTCCTTGATGATTTGCAGCAGCTCATTTTCACGGTCAATGTGCTGTTGCAATTGCAGCTTTAACAGTAAATTTGCACGAGTCAGCTGAGCATTTTGTCCAGCGTACTCGTTGGCTAGCTTGGCACCATCAATGTTGTCTGCCTCTTTGAAAAAATCCATGTGTTTAGCCTTTCAGTCTGTGCAGCTTGGCTATATCCGAACTCGTCAGGTCTTGACCACCTATTCGCAACGTTGAGCAGGTGACTGTCGATGGAGTGTAAAATCCTTCACTATCCCAGTTTGAGCCATCGCCCAAACGAATAATGCCGTTGCCTACCGCAACGTTGGTAAAAGAAAAGCCCTCGTCGCCTGAGATAACAGCCGTGCCTTCACTGCCAGTGCATCTAATGTAGTTACTGCCTGACATTGTCACGCCTTCAATGGTGCCACCGCTAATGTGGGCACCGACAACGCTGTAACCTGTGATGGTTTCGCCTTTAATGTCGTCCGCATAAAGCTTGCCATCACCGCCAAGCAAGTTCCCATTCCAGTTAAACCCAGATGCGTTCAGAATGAAGCTGCCATCTTTGGACTTGATATAAGAAACTGGTGGAATGCCTGAAACGATGTTGCCGTCTGTGCCATAGAACTGCAATGGCGAACCACTGCTGTTTTGATTGACGAAGTCCGCTATTTGCTGTTTGGCATCGTCAATTTCTTTGCCAGTCTTTTCTTCAAAATCACGAATTGCTTGTTGTGCCTTCTGAATTTGCTCACTAGCATTCTTATCAATCTCGGTTAGCTTGCGCTTCGTTTCTTCAATCTGTTCGGTCATGTTTTGGTTATTATCATCAACAGTCTGTTGCTGATCGATTTCACGCTCAGCCTGCCGTTTAACGGTTGAAAAGCCAATAGTGACTTGTCGACTGCTCTTCATCGTCTGGATTGTCTTCCATCTTGATAACTCGGGCAGTGTACGTCAGCTTGTATGGCTTGTAGACCACTGCCGTGACGTCATCGCCTAGATGGGCATATTGCCCAATCTTAGCGACTGTTGACTCAATTTGAACTTGCGGGTGGCTTAAAGGCAACAGCTTGTCGTAGGTTTCCTGAATTAGCTTGTTGACATCTTTCTCATTGTCAAAATCAAATGTCACCATGCGAGGCTTTCGTTTGCCGTCTTTATCCAACCAGCCATACTTTTCGGTTGCTTCTGGAATTTCGACATACTTTTGCCCTGCTGGCTTATCGACTGGGTTGCCCGCCGACTTTGACCAGACAACATCGTCGAACTCGATCTTGCGAGTATAGCCACCAGTAGCTTCGCCCTGGTCGTCTGTGTCCTGAAGCCCTGAGCCACGACCAATTGCCGCTGTATAAAGCTCCGTCTGGTCTTGCGTGTACTTGACTTCAGTCACGTTAACACCTTGCACAAGCCGCAAATGGCTGTCTGTGCCGATCTGCTTATGTATCTCACACGTCTTGCCAGCAATTTGATTGCCTTTTGGTGTGTAGACAAACTGCACTTCAACCCCAAAGTTCGACTCAATCTTCTGCAAAGCCTCTTTGCTTGAAATTCGATAAAAGTTGGTCGTTGCCGTGTCTGTATCAGGAGCCAACTGCTTGTACTCCCAGCCAGTGTTTTCAAAAACAGCAGGCAAAATCTCACTCATTTTCTTATCGACAAACCGCTGATCAATGATGATGTTATGCACTGCTAAATCGTCGGCAGCACTTTCAATGCCTGTGATACTCAACGGATTAGAATTTAAGTCAGCCTTTTCAACCTTGAAAAGCTGAAACTCAGTTCTGCCTCTGATTGGAACGCCAATGTACATGGCACGTCGAAAAATATCAACAGTGGTTTTAGTCGCTGGCACTGACGCTGTCAGTTCATCGAAAACGTTAATTTCTCGGCTGATTGTGCCTTTGGCTTGCTGAACAGAGATGAGGTTCTCATGGTTATCGTATAGAAACAATATCATAGCTCTCTTCTCCTCAATTTCAGCATTAAATCAGCACTAGGCGTCACGGTCACAACATCGCCTTGCTTAACTGCAAAGTTCTCAAAGTCTGACGTCAAATCAAGCAGGTTTAATGCTTGCTTGTCGTTTAAGTAAATCATCGACTGCTGTTCTTCGTCTGTGCTTGGCTCAATTTTGACCACATCACCTGCCACAAACGTGCCTGTCAAACTAATCGTCTGTCTGCTGTTAGTGACGCTAATTGCACTAGCCGAACTAGCCAGCGCGATTTGAATTAAATCTGGTGCTGTTCCGTAGTATACTGGCTCGGCAATTCTAACTGAACCTGTGCCTTTGTACGTAACTGGCTCGATCAGTCGCTTAAACGGATTGGAACAAGTAATCGTGAAGGTTGATTTTGCTTGGTTCAGTCCAGGGTCAGGCTTATCAGCTGCAGTGACCGTGCCTGTCCAGAAATACTGAGTGTCATCGTAGAAATAGAACTTGAATTGCTTGCCGCTCAGGTAGTAGTTCAGCAGTTGATACTTTGCTCTAAACTCCTCATCAGTCTTGGCTTGCAGAAAATAAGTTACTTCAATTTCACGAGTCGGATAGTTGGCGCTCAAAAACATGGCGCCGTCTGAACCAGTCACGTCCTCTGTTTTCAGCGAGTAGCCTACCAACTCACGACCGCTAACGTTCAACGTCTGGTAGCCGTCAATCAAATCTTCAATCGGCGTACCCACGCCATTTTCTTGAATGATGTATAAAGCTTCAGGCGGAAGGAACGAAGGGTCGCCACGCTCATTGATATCTAAATTATGAAATTCGTATTGCTTCATGTACTAATACCTCTTCATGCGAAGTGCTACTTGCTGATCTTGTTCTTGGCTAATGTCGTCAACAAATGCTGAGTAGTCATGTCCACCCAGATTAAGGTTGATCTGTGCAGGTTGGCTAGTCATCGAGATCTCATGTTCCAAAGTTCCTTGAACCGAACCACTAGCATTGATTGACCGCAAGCCTCTATTGAATGAAGTCATGTCTGGGCTCGGAATTGCTACCATGGCGGCATTAGAAATCGCACCAGCGGCATCTGATACTAAACCGATCTGGTTCATCATACCGATAGCCATACCAGCTGGCACCCATTTGCCGACTTCGTCACGCATAACTCTTGATGGAGAGCCAATATGTAGAAACTTCTTTACGTGTTGTACGGCGGCACGACCAACAGACTCCGCTGCTGAAATTACGGAGCCAATCATGCTTTGAATGCCTCTAACAAATCCAGAAATTAGCTGAGCACCTGCGCTGAATAAATTAAACGAAGTAACACCGCTTTTAACTCCAGAAGCATTATGTTTGCCTGCACTCATTGACTTGCTAAAGCCACTCATTACGCCTTGAACAAATATCCCGATTAACTTTGTGCCAGAAGCAAGAACTTGCCCGAGAGCATTGCCGACACCATAGACAAATTTCTCTACGGCTTGAACCGCTACTGATGTCAGTTTTGGAATTCTATCAACAATCGCATCAGTAAATTTCGCTAATAGCCGAATACCAGCATCAGCAACTTTTCCGAGATTATTGCCAATTCCATCGACAAATTTCACAATAACATTAATGGCCGCAGTAACAATCTTACCAATATTATTGGCAATGCCATTAAGAAGCTTGGCAATAAAGTTCGCACCAACAGTCACTAATTGACCAATATGAGAAGTCAGCCCTTGAACAAAACTAACAATAACTTTGACCGCCGAACTGATTAATTGCGGCATTGCCTGGGCTAAGCCGTTACAAAGAGCAACAATAAATTTGACCCCCGCACTAAGAATTTGTGGGAGCCCTTGTGTTAGCCCATTGATGAAGTTGACGATTAATTGAACCCCTGCTTGCATCAATTGAGGAAGCCCTTGGGCAATTCCTTGAACCAGCATTGTAATTGTTTGCATACCATACTGAACAAATTGCGGCAAGTAGGTCATAAACATCATTTGGATTTGAAGAAATGACTGCAAAAGCGTTTGCACAATTAGCGGCAACTGTGCTGCTAACGTGGTGATGAAGTTTGTCACCATCATTGCAAATCCAGTTCCAATCGCACTAAGAATTGAAACGACTTGCTGACCAGTGACATTGAATTGACCTAATGCGGTAATTAGCCCTGTGACTGAAGTAACTAACAACGCCATGCCGCCTGTGATCATCAAAACTGCCGCACCCATTGCCAGCAATCCTACAGCATTAGCTTGAGCCAACGGGGCAACCAATCCTAAAACAGCAACTAGAGCAACCATTGAAGTGCCAACTGCCTTCATCGCAATTGCTCCAGAATTTCCAGTTTGAGCAAGTCTAGCAGTTGCAGAAACCAAGGCCGCCATACCAACTTCAACCATGGCTGCCGCCGCTCCTAGAGCTAGAACCCCAGCGGCACTCCTTTGTGCCCTTGGACCAGCTATAGCAAGAATAGCAACTAAAGCGGCCATTGACGAAGTAACCGCTCCAAGCGTTTGAATGCCATTCTGACCAGCCGCTGCTAATTTTGTGACTTGGCTGACTAGCAATGCCATACCTGCGGTGATCGCCAATGCGGCTGCTCCTAATGCCACTAAGCCAACTGCACTATTTTGAGAATATTTGGCGGCAATAGTCAATCCAGCGACTAACGCTAACATGGTGATTGTAACGCCTTGAAGTGCGACTTGACCTTGCTGTCCTGACGCCGCCAATTTCGTAATTGAGTTGACAAGTAACGCCATTCCAGCAGTTGCCATGCCAACACTCGCACCAACAGATAGAATAACTGCTGAAATACCTAGAAAATGACTAGAAGCATTTTGCGCAGCCTGACCGCTTTGATTAACACTCGTGCTGGTCTTTTCAAATCCAGTAGAAGCTTCGTCCGCACTTGCTTTTGTTTCTCCAAGTTTAGAACCAAGACCGCTCAATTTACCGACAAACATGCCAACGCCTTTGACACCAGTGCCGACAGCATGGGTGATCTTGCCAAAGTTAGTAATGAAGCCGCCCACGGTTGCAGTAGCAGCACCAATAGCGGGGCTTAAGCCGATAAAGTTTCTGATAACTTGAGCAGTTGTGCTCTTGGAAGTTGATGCCCAATCGAGCATCTTTTGACCGACTTTCAAGTAGCCATTACTGATGTGCTTTGTGCCCATCATGGATTTCTTAACCAAGGTATCCCAGGCACCTCCTAACTGTTCAAGCGAAGCGCCTGTGTTCTTCTGCATCTCTTTGGCTTGCTGATCAAGTGAAACATTGGCTCGCTTTGTGCTGCCTGCGGCCTTATCCATTGATTTACTGAATGCGTCCCAAGATACTTTTGAATCGCCAGTCTTGTTGGTGACAGCGTCCATCAATGGAAGCATTGCTTTCATTCCAGCAGTTCCAAACAAAGTTTTGAGAGCAGCGTCTCTTTGTGCCTGACTCAGTCCCTGCGTCTTGGTAGCCACTTGTTGCAAAATATCAGGAAGCGACCGCATATTGCCTTGCTGGTCTCGAACCGCTATGCCAAGTTTCTGCATCTCTCCAGCAACTTGTTTTGAAGGAGAAATCAATCGTAACAAGCCAAAGTTAAGGTCTTGTGATGCTTGAGCCGCTGTCATGCCTTTGTTAGTCAGCAAGCCAATAGCGCTGACCATATCTCGCATGCCGTAGCCAGCCATGTTTGATGTTGGTCCGATGTTGGCAATTGCTTGGTTCATATCTTCGACAGAGGCGTTTGACAAGTTGGCTGCCTGAACCAGGTATTCTGCCGCCTGTTCTGGGGACTTTAATGAATTGCCCCACACGTTCATAGCAACTTGAACAGTGCCCGCAGTAGCTTGCAAATCAGAACCAGCAGCGGTTGCGGCTTTGGCGATTGCTGGGAACTGCTTCTTGATTTCACCGATGCTAGCGCCATTACGAGCCATTTCAATCATTGCGTCAGATGCGGCCTGCGCTGATAGTGGCAAGTCTTCGCCCATCTTTAAGGCAACATTAGAAAGTCCTTCAATATCCTTGGAAGTACCGCCAGCAACGACGGCAGCGGTGTTCAGTGATTGCTCATAATCGCCAAACGACTTTAGCGATGAAACGCCAAAAGCTGTGGTTGCCGCTCCCGCCGCCATCATACCTTTGCCAATTCCTGATAAATGCTGTTGAGCTTTATTGCCAAAGTTCTGAATGGAGTTTCCTGCCGAAACCATACTATTGCCGACTCTTGAACCAATATTGGCAGTGGACGAGCCAAAGCTTTTTGCGGCTGCGGCAGCTCTTGCCAAGCCAGCGGTAAATCCTTGGTCGACGGCTGTCAGCACGGCTCTAACGGTGTGATCTGCCATTTTTTACCTCCTTTCTTTTCTAGCTTTAAATGGAATAATTTTGCCTTCTTTTTTCAGTCTATGGAACTCAGCTAATCTCTTAGCAAAAATGCGTTGCTGTTCTTTTTCGCGAGTAATTTGCGATTGCGGCTTGTAGTCAGGCTCAAAAGCTGAACGCACTTGATCAATCACTTCTTCTTCGTTGAAAAATTGGTTAAATGTTTTGTACGCAGGTTTCGGATTTCTCTTGCCTTTGGTTGATTTAACGACCTGGTTCAAGAACGCCTGCATGTGGAGTTTTTTCATTTCAGCAACTTGCTGAAGCTGATATGCTTCCATTCTTAACTGATACTCAGCCAAACCCATATGATTAATGTCAGAAATTTTGTGAAAACCAAGATACGCCAGTGAATTGAGCAATATCTCGTGATATTCCTGTTCACTAGTTTTTCTAGTTTTCGCTACTGAACTTTTTTTACCGCTAGTTTGACGGCATTAGCCTTAGACATTTCTTCCCAAACATCTTTAAACAGCTTTTCAACATCTTTGCAGTTGTCAATATATTGGTCGGTTTCATTCAAGCTGATTGACGGTTCGGCAGCAGCTTGGATTACTTCAGACAAGATTGCCGTGTCATAAATCTTCATGCCAGGAATAACTTTGCCGAAAGCCATGCCTAAACCTAAGCCAGCCTTATTTGCCATACCGTAATGAGTGTCCAGATTACGCACAAAACCTACGCCGAAAACTAATTGGTGCTTCTTACCGTTAACAGTGATTTCCATTTATTTTTTTCTCCTTATGCACAAAAAGGAGCGATGAAGTTGTTAGCCCCATCGCTCCTTTCGATTACTTATTTTGTTCTGTTTGATCTGTGTTTGTTGTGTTACTTGACGGTGTGGTATCAGGCTGTGGTGTTACTCGCTGGGTCATCGCCTGAACCTTGGCCACGATCTTTATCGCTCCATTCTTGACCTTCGCCATCCGTACCGTCATTCTTAGGTTCGCCATCAATAGCACCTAAGCCACGGAATACGTATGCCAGCTCTTCTTCTGCTTCGTCTGGCAGAGTTAGCCAGCCACGTTGTGGCGTGCCGTCAATGGTGAACGTAGCGTCACGAGTCGAGTTGTCGTCTGGGTCGTTGTCACTTTCATCTTCAGTAACGGTGCCACGCATGTACCATGCGAAATATTGACCCTTCTCGTTGCGGCGCTTACGGTACACAATCCAAACTTCAATCTTTTCGTTTTTGATCAAGGAGTCGTACATGTCGTCCGAGACCTTAGAGATGTTGTTAATGAACTCAACTTCCAAATCAGTTTCCAGTGAGCTAGTAGTAGCCACGTTTCCTGACTTGGTTGCCGTACTGTCTGAGTCACGCTGCGGGTCAAAATCCAGTGAAGTTTGGTACGGGATTAATTGACCACGTTCCTTAGCAGCGTTTTTTAGTAAACGGATATATGCAAGGGTGTCTAATCCTTGCAGCACTTGTGCTTCTGTTGCAACTGCCATCTATTTTTGTCCTTTCTTTGTCCAATCAAAAACGAGTGTGCTAACTCCATGGAGCAACCGTGTGTTAGGAACACTCGTGTCTGAAATTATCTGATTTTGTAATTCGTTTAATCGGTTGGTGAACTTGAAATGCTCGGTAGCAACCGTGCTAATGCTGGTTAGCTTTTCGAGCATGTAGTCAACGTCAGTTCGCATGAACTCTGTGCCCCACACATTAAGCGTGACAGCCACACGACCGCCAACCTCTGTCTTGTAATTGCTGAACATGTTCTCAATGTCGCCAATCACCACGAACGGATAGCTAGTGCCGTCCTTTGGTAGTTGGTCGTATGTGTCGTAGTGCAGGTCTTCAGAATAGATGTACAACCGATCATATAGTTCTTGTCCTGGTGACATCTAATCACCTCGACTGTTCAATAATCTTCTTTACTTCGTCAATGAAAAGCGGTCCTTCAACTCTGAAAGCTGGTCCAAGCGTAGGCATCGCACTCATGAAACGAGTACCGTACTCCAGGTATGGGAAGTATTTCGTATGTGGTGCAACCGTGGCGGTCAAACCGCCATTGCTGATTTCTACCGTTGTGCTTCGTGAGGTGGCACCAGTTGAGTAGCCATGCGTATAGGCTGCTGCCATGCGTGACTGTGTTCCACTTTGCAGCTGAGCCCCATGCTTGCGGACTGCTGATCTGACTAGCCGAACATCGCCCTTTTTGCTGTTGATAGCGGCTTCCAGCTTATCCAGCCCTTCAATCTTGACTCCCATTAGCATCTTCTCCTACTACAATCGAATAGCCTTTTGATACGGTTTCAGCTGACACCAGCCGATAAATGGTTGGCGATGAACCGACTGTTAAGTATGTCCACGCTTTGGCAGGCGGCGTTGGCATGCGGATTGTTTTGCCGCTCTGCTTAACGTCACCTAGCAATCTAGTTTGCTTCTCAACGCCTAAATCCGTGACGTTGCACATGCGAACTTCAACGGCTTGAGCACTGCTGTATGTGTGCGTTCTTGGATTGTAGCGCTTATTGCTGTCGTCCCAGAACTTGACCTGTGTGTCATAACGCATACGGGTTCACCAACTTGCCAGCATTGCTGCCTTTGCCGTTTTCTGTTCGCCATTGCGCAATCTCATCTGCCCACTCATCAAAGTCTGACGAGTCAAAAGTGATGCTTTCGCCATCTTGCGAGTATGACTTCATGCCTTCGTTCTTGAAGCGGTTGAACTTCTTAACGGCGGCACCACGCACAATGGCTAGCATAGGCGCAGACAAGTCTTCGCCATCTTTCATTGACAAACGCAGCTTTAAAAATTCGGCAGCATCGTCAAGGTACAACTGCAAGAGTTCATCTTGCTCGCTGTCCTTGACACCTAATGCTACCTTCAGCTTTTGGAGTTGCTCGCTTTGATCGCTCATAGCATCACCCCGCTTTACTTAATCAGCGCCAGCAATTGGTCCTTGGTCTGGCTAGCACTAAAGCTAATGTTGTGGCTAGTTAAATAAGCCATGATTTCGTCTTTGGTGTTAGCGGATGTAGGCTTAGCATCTGACGCTGTAGCTACCCCATCAGTTGATGGGGTTACGCTTTTTTTAAGTTGACGACCAGCAACTTGGAAGCGTTTTGTACGTAAGGCGCTGCGATTTGAGTACCGTAGATGTAGTTCAATTGCTTTCTCTTGTCACGGTCGGTTTCGATCAGTACGTCACGCTTTACGTACCATTTAAATGGACGCCCTGTGTTAAGCTGGTCTAGCATTTTATTGTCAACAACGGTGCCTTCAGTTTGCGCCGCCTTTAATTCCTTAACTGCAGCAATGTCTTCAGCTGAGGAATAAGCAACAACTAAAGTGCCTTCTGGCAGCTTGTTAGTAGCTGCAAATGAAGCACCATCCAGCAAAGTGGTAGCCCCTGAAATGGCGATATTAGCAGCAACATCACTGCCCTTTAAATATTCAATCACCGCACGACGGAACTTAGTCTTGTCCTTGCTGTTACCAATCAAGGTATATGCGCCACCATCTTTCTGGTCTTCGAAGTGGTCCAGAATGTCCCATAAGCCATTGATAGTGGCATCAGTTTCCAAGAAATACGGCTTGGTAGTGCCATCTTCTCCTGTCTTGTCTTTCAATGCTAAAGCAGCGTTCAGCAAAGCCGAGTCAGAGTATTGTGCTAAAGCAATGCCAACTTCACGGGTGCCTTTTTCAATATTGCTTGCCAGTGAAACCAGGTCTGCTTCGTCTGAGTATTCAGTACCAACACCGAACTTTTGAACAGTGGTTTTGGTCTTGCCTTGCCCCAGCTTACCTAATGGAATTTCTTCGCCTTCACCCACTGGTTGTGCTACCAGTTTGCCCGTCCAAGTTGGTACGGTAATAGTATCGCCTGGCTTAGCAACCAGTGTACGGTCAACGTCTGCCAGCGGCATGAAACGCATGGCGTCTTGGTAAGTGTTTTCTACCATTGGTGCCATAACTTCGGGATTGATTAAATCTTCTTTTGAGATGTAGTCTGCCATCTTTTATGTTTCCTTTCTAGCTGCGGAAAAGCTCCCGATATTCTTCAGGGTCTTCTTTCTGCAGCTTCACTCTGTCCATCAAGGACATTCGCCGTGGGTCTTTTGTGCTAATGGATTTGCCTGTATGAACTCGTGGCGTTTTGCCTTTGAGGATAGTCTTGCGGCCTTCTTCATAGGACTTGTTCACCAGATTAATGATTGCCTTAGCATTAGCAACAGTGGCTTCGTTGTCATCGGTGACTACAAGACCTAGCACGTCATCGCCAACGCTTAAACCAGCATCTTTAAAAATACCGTCAACTTGCTTGAGCGTTTCTGACCGTTGAATTTTGGATTGCAGTTCTTTGATCTGTTTGTCCTTGTCAGCGAGTGCTTTCTGGTTTTCGTCCTCGGCATGTAACTGCTTCACGGACTTGCCTTTCTTCAGCCGCTCTAGCTCTTTGGCGGCTTCTTCGTACTTGTTCTTGTAGTCATTCTTGTCGGCTTGCTCTTTAGTCAAGCGAGCTTGCAATTTTTCAGCCAGCTTTTTGCCGTCGATTTTGCTCTCTGAGCCTTCGCCATCATCACTGCCTGCAGGTGTTCCAGTGTTGGCGGCGGTGTCCTTAACAGAGCCGTTTTCGGCTTCTTGCTTAGCTGCTTCTGATGCTTGTACTTCAGCTTCTGTATCTTTTGGTGGCATAATAATGTCCTTTCTTTAAAACACGCATTTTAAGCCGTGGGAGGCTAACTCAGGTTGTTTTTTAGCGTCTGCAACACACGGAAAAAGACAAACAAAAAGAGAAGCGCTAATATATCAACGTTTCTCTTATTTCAGTGATTTGCTTTTTAATTAACTAAATTTTTATTTTAAAGCGCTGCGTCATTTGAGCCTGCATCACCGAGCGAATTGTTGCGACCATCAACCCAGTATGCGCCAATGCTGCAACGGCAGTTAGGATGAACTGGCACATCTGGCACTTCATCAACTGCATATACCCCGTCTGGTAGGCTGGCTGAGCCTGAGCTTTCTTCAATGCCACGGCAGATGCGGCAGGCACTCGGCTCTGCGTACCATTTAACGTACTTGTAATCCGCATTAATGATTGCGTCTAGCTGTGCTTGGTGTTGTACCCTAGCCGTTTCAGTTCTGGCAATCCTTTCAGCTGCATAGCTTTGGTTCATCACCGTGCTTTTAACCAGCGGTCGTAGATACTTAATCATCTCTCGTGGGTTGTCGCCACGAATTAAGGCAGTTGAAAGTAGACCATCAAGATTGGCTTTCAGCGTGTCCACGTTAGCCCACACATTCTTGCTGAAGGCTCCAGAATTAACGCTGGCGGTTGCTCGGTTGATTGTCTTACGAGATACCCAGCGCTCACCATTTTTGGTTGTGACGTCTAAAATGCCTGCTTGTCGCTTGCGCTCTTTCTGATACTCGCTATCTGTGTGATCTCCAATTGTAGCTTCTACGGTCATACCCAGGTCAACTAGCTGTGTGCCCACTTCTGACTTCATTAGCTCCAGCTGATTAATCCGCATCGTTGCGTTGTATGCAGCCATGCGGTCATTAATGCTCTTGCTGAAGTCTGAGTAGCTAACCTTGTGCCCAGCGGCTCGCATCTCGTTTGCCTTCTGAACAACCTGCGAAGCTAGCCGCTCATACTCTGCCATTTGATCTGGCTGAACAACACTGCCAACTCCACCAATGCGGCTGATCTCATGCTCAATCTGCTTGTTGATGTTGTCAACCGCTACTTGGTATGAACGATCAAGAACTTTGTTGAACTGGTCGTCCTTAGCTAGGTTGTCCTTAATCCAATCACGCTCAGCTTTATCACGGTCTTGCCAGTAGCTACTTAGTTTCTTCTTCGCCATCGGTATCGTCCTCGCTAGCGTCATTTGGCTCTTGCTCTGGCTTTACTTTCATATAGTCAGGCAAGTCGCCCATGTTTTCTTGCGCCTGTTTGACAGCATCGGCTTTTTCTTTGCTCATGCGCTCAAGTTCGGCTTGCGGGTCAGTGACAAAGGACAGCAACGACAATTGTGTTTGCTTCGATACCATGCCCTCAGCATTCTTAGCTGAATTAATTTCATCAGCTACGTTGGATGGCAGGTTCCGAGTGAAGTGGAAATTCAAATCTTGCCAACTGTCTTTGCTGCTTTCTGGCATCAATACTTTGAAAATAATCCGGTATAGCTGACGCAGCGCAATCTTGAACTTGCTTTCTTTGCTTGACGCTTTGGTTACCATGCCGAGCAATTTGTACTGCAGCGCCACACCTGATGAGTTGCCGCTGAACTCTTTGTCGCTGATATTCGGTATCATCGAGATTTGATAAATCTGTTCCGTTATACGGTTGATTAAGTTCTCTTGCAGGTTGTCTGCGTCTGGCTTGCTGATGAAGTCAATGTCGGGGCTCTTAGAATTAGGGTCAACGTTTGGCACATAGATCAGGCGGTTGTGCTTCAAGTCAATTTGCGGATTGCCTTCTTTATCCTCTGGAAATTGCACGCCGATTGCCTTCAAATAAGCATTGTCAAAATACTCAACCTGGTTTGCTTTCTGGCTCTCTGCCTTGTCCAACGCATCGATTAAAGTGACAACGCTATCGAATATGCCTTGCCGCTCCTCGTTCTCGTAGAACTCGACTGCTGGCACCACACCATACGGATTGGTACCGTACTCGTTTTGCTCGGTATCTACTGAAATAGTACTGCCATTGAATGAGTAAAACTTGTCTGCGTACTGAATGGTTCCGTAAGCATTCGGATATCCCGATTTATACGGAATTGAGTAACGCACAAATGCTAACGGCTTGCGTGCTACTGTGTCGTCATAAACGATGAATGCATGGCTTGGCGTTGAGTATGCCAAGTGCGGCAAACTATCTTCGCCTTGATATACAAAGGCAAGTGACCGCCCGTAGATGTCCGCTTGCTTTGAAATTTCGTTTAACTTATCGCCTATGCTTTCGGCTGCGTTCCATTGCTGTAGCGTGTCGTTGTCGGCAGCATTGTCTAGGCCAACCTTTGGCGGCACGCCAGCGAAGAAACCATTGTAGGTGTCCACCAGATATTTTGGCATGTTAACGACTAGCTTGTTGTTCGGCGATGTTTCCTTGTCTGGTGCTCTTAAAATTGGGTGTTTGCCCAGATAAAGGTTCATGTTGCGCCGATATACTCTCTGCATGTCTGTTGCGTTGTATGTGATAAAACTTTGCAGTTCGCTAGCGTTCATCTCTAACCCTTTCGGAAAGATGAACATATGGTTTCTAGTGACCTTGCAGTTCTCATTATTTAGTGTTTTCAATTACTATCACCTCTATATCAGAGTGTTCTTGATGATCTTGGCTGACTTAAGCGTGTGCTGGCTGTAAATTGCGTACCGCATCGAGTCCATAACGTCATCATGTTCCTTGACTGGTTCGCCGGTGTCTTCGTCCCAGACGTACTGGTAAATTTCATTCAAGAAATCCATCGTGCGGTTTTTGGCAACAAAAAAACGACCAGTCGTCATTAACTGCGCCGTCTTTTCTATCCCAGCTAAAACTGCCTTGTTTGCGTTCCTTGCTCTAATGCCAGCTTTCTGAAATGCTGAAACGTGTTCAGGTCTGGCACTGTCGCACCAGAAGTTAATGCTGTGTCCGTACTTGGATTGAATGGCTTTTGCCACTTCTATCCAATGGTCTATGTACTCATGCTTGCCTGTGTACTCTTCTAGCAAGTACGTGTTGCCTGCATCGTCATCGCCCCAAACTGTGATCGAGTTCTTGTGTTCAAAGCCCCAGTCAACCCCCACATAATAATGCAAGTCGGCTGGTATCTTACTCGGGCTGATCATCATTCTGCTCTTGTCAAAGTCTTGGTAAACAATGCCGTCACCAGTGACCCACAAGCCAAGGATTGAACGTTCGTAAAACATTCCGCTGGGTGTGGCTGCTTTCAACGATTTGACATAGTCCTGCGATAGAAATGTGTTGTCGTCAATCGTGAAGTGAAAGCTCTTAATCCGTGCTTCTGGTTTCTTGTTATCAATATAATCAACCTTAAGCCAGTGCTGGGGTTGGTCTGGGTTTGTGTCGCAGATAACTCTGGCACCATCTACTGAACAACGCTGGACAATTTCTTGAAACACGTCATGCGTTGCTAGTGAAGCTTCGTTTACATATGCTCCGTAGCTGGTCATACCACGAATGCCGCCCAGTCCTCTGATTGAACCAGTGTAGGCTAGGACAATATCTACGCCGAAAAGATGGTAGTGCCCATGCCTGTCTGGCTTCATCACAATACCAAACTGCGTGTCTAGCTCTTTGATAACGTTGTTGTAGATTGAGTTTGAACTAAAGCCAGCAAGTATGTACTGCGGGTGTGGGTCGCTTCGCTGTTGTGCCTGATTTGATACCCGCTTCAGTTCGAGCAAGAACAAGTAGTTGTCGATATAGGTTTTGCCTGACCGAACAGCGCCACTTAAGATTAGATACTTCCAGTCATCGTTCAGGTAGGACTGCAGCACTTTAATCTGCTTCGGTGTCATCAGATCGCTTAGTGCCATCAGCTTCTGCCTCCTTAACTAACTTATCCAAAATAGCATCTAACTGTTCGTTATCCTCTTGGTCTAATCGCTCAACAATCTTTGCCTTGGCTTCAGAAATACGTGCGTCAGCCAGCAGCTTTCTAGTTCGTGCTTTAGCCTGCTCTCTTTCTTCTGGCGAAAGCTGGCTGTCGTTGTACTTGTCTCGCCAATTGTTCTTCAGAAAGAAAATCATAGCAGTGGTATTGCCCTTAACTGCCTTCTTAAACAGTTCACTCTCAACAATGAAATTAGCTTGCTCACGACCTATTTTTAGTGCCCGACAAATCTGGCTATGGTCTTTTTTCCATCGTTCTAAAGTCCGAGGATTGACGCCCATGTTGTGTGCAATCTGTTCATCAGTTAAACCGTTTCTTTTCCAGCCCTGAATTAAAATCAGATTGTCGTTTTCTAACCACCTTCTATATCGTGGATTTGCCATGCCAACTAACGTCACCTCGTTTCGAGCAAAACAAAAAGGCTAGCGGTAACTAACCTTCAATCAATTTAGCTTTTTTGCCAGTAAATTGTTCCCAGCGATCAATAATAACGTCAACATACTTGGGATCATATTCCATTACATAAGCATTGTGCCCATCTTGTTCACAAGCCATGATGGTCGTCCCACTTCCGCCAAACAAATCGAGAACAATATCACCAGATTTTGTACTATTTTTAATCTGATAGTCAAATAAAGGTATTGGCTTCATGGTGGGGTGCAAATCAGAATGAGCAGGTCGGTCAAAATTCAAGACCGTAGTTTGCTTTCTGTCTGAACACCAAGAATGACTGCTGCCCTCTGCCCAGCCGTATAGGCATGGTTCATGTTTCCACTGATAATCCTGCCGTCCAACAACCATTGAATTTTTGTCCCAAATCAATTGCTGGCGAACACTCAGCTTTGACTTGCGGCACGCCTCATAAAAAGCAATACTCTGTGATTGTGCATACCAAATGTAGAAGCAAGCACCAGACTTCATAAAATTAAACGCATTGGATAAAGCCACAGTCAAAAATTCTAAAAACTGTTTGTCATCTTGATAATCATTTTTTATGGTTTCGCCTTTTCTGGTCTTAGAGCGTTTTTTATCTGCCATAGACTTTCCACCATAATCCACATTATACGGAGGATCGGTTAATAGCAGATCTGCCTTTTGACCATTCATCAGCTTTGCAACTGCACCACCATCAGTACTGTCGCCACACATCAGGCGATGCCTACCTAATTGGTAAATTTGACCGATTTTTGATTTAGGTTTCTCTGGAAGTGGTTCGTCAAAATCGTCGTCCACTGTTTCGGTTTGAACCGTAATATCTGGGTCAAAACCAAAATCCGACATATCAATGTCAACTAATCCATCTAATTCACTTTGTAGCAAATCGTCATCCCAGTCGGCTAACTCACCTGTTTTGTTGTCAGCCAGCCGATATGCTTTCACTTGCTCTGGCGTCAGTTTGTCGGCTACCAGCACGGGTATTGTTTTCAGTCCTAGCTTTTTAGCGGCTTTGTACCGCGTATGACCGACAATAATTACTCCCCCAGTGTCAACAACAATAGGCTGCTGCCAGCCAAACTTCTTAATTGAATTGGCAGTGGCATCAACCGCATCATCGTTGTCCCGTGGATTGTTAGCATACGGCTTGATCTGGTCAATCGGAGTATCTTTAATTTGCATGCAATCGCCTTTTTTAAGCATCAAAAAAGGCGCTTGTCCTGTGAGCGCCTCTTCCGAGTAATTTGCGAATATTAACTATAATCTCTAACATTTTTGACACTACTAACATAGCATGCAACCAGTGTCACCAGGGTTCCATGTTTGTGTCACTATTTTCCCACAGCTAAAAAAATCTTCTAAACAAGTACCGAGTCGCTCTAACAAAATAAATGCAGCCTTTTGCCATGACCGAAATCCCATAAGCAAAAGCTAAAAGTGCATATAGCAGTATCCCTTTAATCTTCATGCTTCGTTCCTTTGTTTTTTGTACTTGTGCAAGTCTCGAATGGGTTCACAGTGATATACCCGCTGCCAATAATCAAAAGCGTCGGCGAACTCTAACATTGCTTGTCTGCGCCTACGATATAGGGTTGATTTGCTTTGGAAAAGTTTGTTGCTGACCTGAAACCATTGGTGATGATCGACAAACATGCCAACCAAAACTTGCTTACTCGTTTCTGGTAAATGCTGAATAGTTGCATGAATAGCCCGAACCTCGGCTTCAGCATTCAAGCCATTAATAACCATCATCTCAGTGTGATTATTGTGCGAACCACTAGGCATGCCGCTCAATTGCGGCGACTTCAGATCGGTTAGCCTTCTGCCTGTTTGCAAAAGGAGCCGCTCTAAGTCATCACCCAGCAAGTCAGCTACTTGGCTAATTGTTCCGTATGCATCTAACTCTTTGAAAAGCAAGCTCACACTCAGCAACTCCTTTGGCCCCAGATTAAAAAAGGCGGCGATGACGCCACCTAAAGAAAAACTGTTAAAAATCTTTCATGCCTCGCTCCCACACTCAAAACCTGAGCCGCCTAGACATCTATGTAATTGCTCTTGCTTCCAGAACTCTTCGCACTGGTCGCTAGCGTTAAGATCATCGCAAGGCTACAGGAACAGCAGGACTTGAACCTGCATCAACGGTTCTGGAGACCGCCGTTCTTCCAATTAAACTATGTTCCTAATGCCGCTTTAAAGGTAGTGGCGACCTAGAGGCTCAATGAATGAAGAAGCTATTCAACGATTAACTACCCAAATTGGTAAAAGGGTTATTCATGGTTTATCTGACAGAAAAGTCTTAAAAAAATAAATAAGGAGTTCTTGCCTCTAACTAAATGCTATCTGAAAGCGCTTGAAATTCCTAGTCAAATTCCGCTGGAGCAATGTTTTTAGGCAATTTATTTTTGCTGGGCTAATTGCAGAACTTCCATTTCAATTCTCGGGTTGGTCGAGTAACGCTTTTTGGCTGAAATATCTGTGATTGAGTTGTCGTCTTTCCAGACAATCGAATTGCAAGCGTCAAGAACAGCCTTGATATAGTTGTCTATATCCGCCTTAACCACTGGCAGCTTCTTGCCTGACTGTCTGCGCACATGTTCAACCTTGCTAAGTGATTTCTGAATTGGGCGGTAAAACGTCAGCAGAACCATGATTGGGCCGTCTAGCGGCTCTAAACCCAGATCTTGCATTCTAGCAGTGGCAATTAATCCAATCTGCCGCTTATAGTCCTTAACTTTCTTCTGGTCATACGCCACAACAAATTTGCCTTTGTGCGCAAAACGTGGGCGTGACTGGCTCATTGGCTCTACATTAAAACTAAACCTCATTCTGCCTCACACGTATCTTCATCAATTATTTTTTCAAGGCTTTTACTCTGTCCTTCTAATCGACCAATTGCCCAGTTAATTTTAGCGTGTGCCTCAGAATACGACTCATTTGATATATCATCAGCCGCATTGTTTAAGATATCCGCTGTGCTTTGAATAAATTTAGATGAAGGCTGTTGCCAGTGAAAAAGCTCTTCTTCGCCTACTAAATGGCGATTTCGAAATGCAAGCTTCCAAACATACACTGCTTTAATGCCTGGCTCTTTAAGCCAGTCTAAAGCAAGCACATTATTAAGTGTCAGCTTCCTGCTCCGATACCAGCTATAGGCAACATGCCAGTCACTTTCTGCATTAACCATGCCATATGATTTTGACTCAATATCTTCAACAATCAGCCAGTGATGTTCATGATGTTCGAAATACATGTCTATAATCATGCCTGGTCCCAGTTCAAAATCTTTTTCTGCTCTAATCTGAACCATTTTTTTGCTCCTCTCATTAATCTTGCCTTAGTGAAGCCATGATGTTGAGTTTTACTCGTATGCCTAGCACTTTATAATCGGCTCTCTGTGCATAGTCTGTTATGTAAATTATCTTGGCCAACAGCCAGTTGCCAGTTTCACGCCCTGCAACATCACCGATTTCTTTTAATACAATAAAATCGCCAACTCGAAAGTGATGTTCTTGATCGTCGTCTTTTCTAATTTCAAACGACTTGCTCCCTTCAGCTACTGCAACATAATATTCATGCTTGATTTTTTGTTGAAAAAATATGGTGCTTTAGTTTTCAAATCAGTTTCCTTCCACACTTTGGACAATAGTCAATAACTTCTTCTAAAGCCGTGCCCTCGGTAGAACTTACTAATGCAATAACAGTTCTGCCCGACTTATTGTCATGTGCTAAATATGTTGACTCTTCTGATACCTCTCTGATTGATTTTTGAGCATTGCCATCTTCGTCAAAGGTGCAGTAAGGACATTTAGTTTCATCATCTGGCACCAGCTTCATTGTGTGGTAGACAGTGACTTTCTTATAGCCCGAAAACTCATCACTAATTTTTGTGCTTGACGCAATGCAGTCGTCGAACAACGATCCATCGTTTAAATCCAGCAAAAAGCGTTCGCCATTATCAATAGGACCAGTGACAAAAACACAATCAACCGTATTATCGTCATCGACTGCTTTAATAATTGTTCCTGGCTCAAGCTTGCCCAGATCTTTAGCCTCTCCCTCAATAATTTTCATAGTTCTTAGTCCTCAATAACCAACTTTGCGTTGACTTTATGCCAAGCAGGATTGCTTTTCCAAAATTCATCTGCATCCCAGCTTTCTTCGGTAACGCCTGACAGGTTGCGAAAGTCAAATTCTCCTCCCTCTTCATCCGTAGAAATAGGCATAATGTCATAGCGGCCTTTTTGATCTAAAACAATCATTCCTAGCCAGTCATCATCAGTGACAACATCGCCTACCTGCCATACTTCATAATTTTTGTGCCTCTTGTCTTCAATTTTCATCATAAACTCTCCCAAATACTTTCTGCTAACTTGTGAAGGTCTTCAAACTCAGGCTTGCTGGTGTCGTCTTTATCGCATTCGTTAACACGCAGACCATACTTTTTCTCTATCCGTTTTGCTAAT